AGTCGCGAACCATCCCACTTAGGATTTTCGATCGCTGCGGAGGACCCGGCACGGTCTTTGCATATCATTGCGCTTAGACGACGGCGCGCTCGAACAGATGTGCGTTTATCAAATAGAGTAATTGATTTATCTCCATTAATATACCTCCACTCATTATATTTAAGTGAATGGATGTCTACCGTAAGCTTGTGCGCTGCTTTATTCTTTTGCTTCTGATATATCATCGTTCGTATTATCTATGTTTTCCTTATCTATAATATTCTTCTTCTTCCTCTCATGTTCCTTCTTCTTCAATTCAACAAGTATCCTCTCTTCTTCTGCGCGTCGCCTCTTTCCATATTCACTGCGAGGTCTACTGAATAAACTGAATATCCTCATTATGCTTACCTATCTGCTGCAAATAAGCCGCTGCTAGATGCTTTATTCTATCCTTACCCGTATCGAGTTTCTCAACGAGCTCGGCATTCGGATCGCGAATACCCTGTATCTGTCCCCGCTTGATCCCGAGGACGTCGGCGACTACCGGATCGCTACCGCTATCGCTTAGTAAGTAGTACGCGGTTACCGGGTCTTTCTGTCCATCTCTCGATATCCGACCTTCATTCTGTTCGTGAACGCCGGGAGACCAATCGAGCTCACCGAACACGACTGTACGGCAATGAAGCTGTAGACCGTCCAATCCAGCGCCGGAACGAAGCGACATAATCAACAGGCGCGAGTCCCCATTGCAAAACGCGAGGCGGGATTCTTCTTTCTGTTTTGTTGATTCGCTTCCGGTGTAGAGAACCGGGTTATACTGCTTGAGCCGAGATAACCAGATCGAATAAACCTCGCGATGCCACCCGAATAAGACAACCTTCTCACCGCTCTCGATTAGCATTCGGACGAAATCGGCAACGTAAGGCGCTTTGCTGATCCCAGTAGCCTGCCGTAGACGCCAATCGAGATCACGCGACGCTTGTCCTTTTTCGGTGAAAGCCGAGTTCTTATCGAGAATGATGCGCGCGAGCTCGGACGCACTGTCAGCGACCTTATTCAACGCATCCGGATTCGCTTCGATGTAATGCGGTATTTTGATTACCGGCGGAAGCTCCCGTTTTACATCCGACCGAGTGCGACGAATCATCAAGCCCGATTCGCGAAGGTAAGAACCGAAGGCTTTCGGTTCCTTAATGGAATGCGCATCATATCCACACCATTCGCGAATGAACTCATCGCGGGTACCGAGCGCATCACGCCGAAGCGCGTTGAGCACGTTGAACATCTCGTCTCCGTAGTTGTAAATCGGAGTCGCCGAAAGACCGAGCGCGTACTCCCCGTGAAGCGTGAGGTGTTCGGCCGCAGCGTATTTTGCCGATTCGCTTCGACGGAGCTCTTGGCATTCATCGAATACGATGCCTTTGATCTTCCCCGCTAGCGTTTCCGCCCATCCCGCGAGCTTGTGATAGTTGCAGATCACTACATCGGGGAAGCGGTCATCGAATAGCTTGACCTGATTCTTAGAACGCTTTCCTCTCGGCGGATCCGTGATGTCATAGGGCGAACCCTTCTTTAAAATATGCGTCCGAAGACCCGGCGCGAACTTATGAACCTCGCGCTCCCATTGCGGGGGAAGGTGTGAGAGCGTAACGACGAGCGCCGGCCGTAGTTCTGGTTTGGTTAATCCCGCAATCGCGATCAGCGTCTTTCCAAGACCAACGTCATCGGCGACGAGAAGGCCCTTCGAGCGCAACCATAAATCAGTCGCGATTTGCTGATATTTTCGGGCCGGGATGGCCAGATCGAATGACCGAGGGCTTACGGCACCGGAAAGCAATCCGTCGAACGCTGCGAGCTGGTTTTCGTGTGCGGTGGCCTTTTCATCGAGGTAGTTACGCGCCTCGATTTCGAGCGGGTACCGCTCACAAAACCACTGTAGGTCCCGACATACCTCATCGGTAGCCCGCAAATGAAGTACGCCGAACCCGCGAGCATCCGCGCGGCCGAATATCCGCTTGATCTTCATCATAACGTGAGGCTCGGCCTCGATACCCCACCAACATCCGGCTTTAGGAGCGTCGATTTTCTGATATCCAAGATCCGCCTTCTCGCAAAGATACGCTCGCCCGACGTAGCGCTTCTTTGGACGAATATTCTGTACCGCAACCGCTGTCATTATAGCCAACCTGGTAGATAGACCAACCAAACCGGTTTGCCGGATATCGTCGCCGGAAGCGAATGCCGTGATCTTGTTGTGACTACCAGGATCGCATCGAGCGAATCGTGTTGCGCATATCGATGGACTTGCCGAATAATCGCCGAAGTCGAACCGCCAACCTTGACCTCGATTCCAATCCTATCGACCATAAAATCGATTCGATCGCGATTCGAAAGAATAACCTCGCGTTTCGGGGAATAGCCATCCTCGATCAAAACTCGCTCGATACCGTCTTGAAGTTCTTTCTCATTGCAAAACCTATAGGATTGGCTTCCTATAACTTGCGATAATATATTTAGTTTTGTTAGCATTCTATAGTTCGAAAGAACGAAATACAACTTACGGATCACTGATCTCAAACATGACATGTTGGTCGCTGGCAGTCGTCGCAGTTCATAAGCCACTGCGCTGGCATTCCGAGTATGATGTGCTCGTATGCCATAACACCGATACGCCGTCGCAGTTCATAAGCCACTGCGCTGGCATTCCGAGGACGCCAATCGAAGGTCGTATATGATCTCGACGACGTCGAGTCGCAGTTCATAAGCCACTGCGCTGGCATTCCGAGCTGTCGCCCGCGAGCTCGCCCATGATAGGGGGCGCCCGGTCGCAGTTCATAAGCCACTGCGCTGGCATTCCGAGGTGGTCCGCGGTCTGTATCGGTCCACGGAGATAGCTTGTCGCAGTTCATAAGCCACTGCGCTGGCATTCCGAGTCAAGGCGAGACTGCAGCATGACCCCCCGTCAAAGAAGTCGCAGTTCATAAGCCACTGCGCTGGCATTCCGAGACTTCACTAATATTCTTGTGTTTTTTTGCGAATTTAGCGGTGGTTTTTCGAGCGGTTGGTTTTTCGCATTCTCCTCGTGCATATAGAATCAATAGATTACGAGTACTTATGCGATCTCGGTCTTCGGTGGTACCGCACTGCTCGCAAACCACGAATTGTTCTGGGCCGACATGATTTAGATGCCCACAACACAAGCAGGTTGCGGTAGTGTTTTCTGCCTTAATTATAGATACCTCTGTCTTTCGATCCCACACTTTACAGATTTCTCCGATAACCTCGCCGGGCGCGGCGTGATGAGCGTTTCTTCTTTGAGGTGGCATCATACCTGATTCAATAGCTTTTTTGTGATCTTTCATTTCCTTATGGGAACTGTTCTTAATCACGACATGCGCGTACTTTCGTCGTAATCCTCGCAACCATACTCGCATATCGTTTCGTCTTTTATCTTCACTCCGGCGCCGACATCCTATTTCGTATTGAGCTAAGTGCCGATCTTGTCTACACCATGCGCTAAGTTCGTCGGTCATCATTTCATTTTTTTCGAGATATAATTTCAATGAAGACGGCTTTTTTAGAATTTTTAGCTTCGGAATGGCTATCTTGAGCACACCGAATCGATTATCGCGATAGCTGCGTATTCGATCTGCCCGCGCGCTTAATTCACGCCATTCAGGACATAGTTTGAACTCGCTTTCTTTTTCGTCAATGCCAGTAGCGAAGGCAATCCTTAATTTATCATCCTCTAAAACGCGCCAGCCTACATCGACAGCTACTACCCCGTTATTGGACTTATCTTCTCTATCCGGAATATCAGAACAGGTTATGTCTATCGACCAGATTTCCCGCTCTCCTCGATAATGCATACAGATCTTTATCCATGTTACTCTACCATATATAGGTCTATGCATTTCGAATTTTATTGGGTCTGACCATATTGGTTGCTGTTTTTCGTCTGAACCGACCCTTAAATAGACCATATGTCTCTGACCTTTACGTCTGCCCGCACGAGGATCGTCTGCATGCTCTATTTTATATTTTGTTCCAGGTTTACTAACGAGCTGTACTTGTACTCCGGCATATCCGCCTTTTTTCCATGATCGATATTTTACTAATGAAAAGCATTTGGTTTTTTTTACAGCCGCGTCAAAAGCCTGCTCTGCGATTAAATAAGTGCCCCAATATAAACCATTTTTAACGGCTTCTGCCCGTATTGGTTTTTTATCCAAAAACGGCAACCGTTTGTATTTGTCTATCACGTCGTGGTAATATTTTTCGCACTGATCACACTTACAATATGTGATTTTTTTACTTTCCGTTTCATCGTCAGTCGTTTCTACCGGTTCATGTGGCCATTGCGGTTTTTCACCCCCCCAAATTTCTGTTCGGCGTTTGTTTTCGGTTTCGACTAGCTTATTGTAATAATCTCTAGAAAGCTTCATCTGTTGACGGATTGCGCTTTCCTTTTCCGGAGGCAAGGCTCCATATTTATATACTTTAGTAGTCATATATTTGTCCTTCCCATCGATCGGCTCCGACCATGCGTTTAGCTACTTGCTCGATGAGCGCATCACGTAGTTCGATTTCTCGAGCCATCAATGCATAGCCCATGATATCGTTCCAAGGCGATTCTCCGAAAGCTTCCTTGCGATGTGCTATTCGGCTGAGCTTATCGAGGACTCTAACCATAACAAGAGCGTCCTGATAGCAGCTAACCGGAATACCGTCGGGATACATGAGCTCGAACACTTTGGTTACAAACACGCAACTATCCCCGTACGCTTCATTCTTTTTGGCGGTCTCTATCGCTTGTTCCTTAGCGAGTTCTTGAAAAATCCCTGCTTGCGTTTTCACTCTTATTTACTCCTTTGTGATTTAAGTCGCTCCGCCCATTGGGCGATCGTCCTCCACTCCGACTTATCTCCCTGGCACCATGACCAGAAAATGAAGCCGCTGACATTACATTCATCGAATCGATGTAGATGTGTATCGAGCTTTGCGCCGCTGTTCTTCCCGAAGAGCGGTACCGATGGAACAATATGCTCCCATCCGCAAGCCCGCCACGATTCCACGCCATTGGTGACATCGACGGGACCTACCGAATAGAGCTGAGGACTTCCCCAACCGAACCCTCCGAATATCTGCCACGGGAAGTTTGGGTGACCGAGCGCTATCCCGTAGCTCGTCGTCCCGATGGTTAAGCTTTCATCCATCGCATCGAGTGCGACGTCGCACAGCTTGCCAGCTTGATCTAGCCTATCCAACATCCGGCCGGATATTGTCACACCCTTCGCGTATTCGGTCTGTCCCCGCATCGTGCGGTCGTTGGATGGCCTAGCCTGAGTCGCCCACTTGTAGCGTACCTCGGGGTCGAATTCCCAACCGGAAACGGTACCGTCGCAAACATCGGTAACCCTCCGGAAGCGCGCGACGAACTCTTCTTCGCCGCCGCCGCGCGGGAACCCCCATAGCAAAACATCGATTCCCGCCGTCTTGAACGCGGTCGCGTACTCCCGAATCTTCTCACCCGAGCGCCCGTTCGAATACATTATATAGGGAGCGCCGGTTCCCTTTTTGATATCCTGCCAGGCTATCCCTATCACCACAAAAGAGACGCCGTGATCCCTCGCCTTCTTCGCCGCTTGTTTCGGAGTACCATGCCGAGCTTGGGTGATTCCTCGGATATAAACGCCTATTCCGGTAGGTTCCATTATTTAATATCTCCACTCAAAGCGTTCAAACGTACGATAACTAATCCCGCGATACCATTTTGCGATTAACCGGCCGTTATCTCCAATCGTAAAATACCGTTTGTATCTTGTAGTTCTACTACCGTGATATATAAATCGTTCGACTCCCGTGTTTTTCTTCGAGCTCAATAATCGCCTCGGTTGGTTTACCTGCAATGATGACAATTTCATCTCCTATTTTCTCAAATCGCCAATTGTTAGTTAGTACCTTTTTATGTAATCTATCTCTTAGTCGTTTAGAAAGTGAATATATCCATCCCGCCGGCATCCGTGAGCCGGGTATTAGGCCAGCTATTATTTCTTGATCAGACTTCATGTGTTTCGAGAACGCTCAGCCTTTTCTTTCAATCGATCGAACTTCTTAGCTATCGTATATATAGCCCGATTGCGCGCTATTACCGATACGTCGTACGTCCCGCGTGATAGCATTTTGAACATGGACGACATACATTCTACCTCTTCCAATGTAAACGTCGTTGAAAGCCCTGGCACTCTATTCGGATCTTTTGGTCTCATTTCTTTGTTACTACCTTCTCTTTCGTCAGCGAGAAGTCCATCCCGGTTGAGGTTATCTTCCGTAGATAGATTATGAGTGCGCCGATAGCCGCGATAGCGACTGTCCGAAAATCGCCACCGTTCATGATCGCATCGACGACTGCTCCCAGAACGACGATAGCTCCGGCGCGAACGGTATTGCTATAGAGAAAAGACTTGATCGTGATTTGATCTTTTTCGTTCATCTTACAGCTCCTTCTTCTTTATTTTAGAAACGATAAAATAAATCGTGGCAATAACGACTACAGCCACATATTGAGCGGCCGCGCGCATTACGACTTAGCCAAGAAAGGTTTTCTCAACAATTCGTCCGGGCCGACGATCATGGGTACCTGAGAAAAATCGTCATCGCTTATGGCTTTCGCTGCCACCGCTACGCATTCCCGCCGCGATAGCTGCGGGTTCTCTGCAAATGCTTTGAATAGGTGATAGGTCAAAGCTCCGCGATATCCTTCGCTGGCGAAGTACGCGTCCGCGCTCGTTTGATCTTCCTGACAACCGAGAATGAAACAGACGTCTGGCATCAACGATGTTTTCAGAAACGGCCTTCGTAGTATCGGTCGTTCTTTCGCTGATTCCAATCGAATACGCAGATCAATATTTCCCTCGAGTGGATATGCTTTTGGTATTGAAGGTATGTCGTGCTCATAATCCGGGAACTCATCATCCGCGATACCCCTAGTGCCCAAATCAACCATTCCACCAGAAAAGCACGAATCGAGAATCACAGTACAATCTACATCATGGTTTAGTTGTTGAAACACGCCTACGAAATCGTTATCGCAAATCCACGTATTCGGATTTTCAAAATCAAAATCAACGGGGCATAACACCTCGGTAAGCTTATCTACCTCTCCGTCATTTCGCTCCGGAACTTGCGCGCCGTGACCCGAATAATGCACGATCAACTGATCGCCCGGTTTAGTACTCTCGCACACGTGATAAAGTCTATCCCAAATACCGAACTTAGTTGCCCGCCTGGTCGCTAGGTCGGTCACGGTGCGCATATTGCGATACGGCACTCCGCGCTTGTAAAAGAATCGAGACACGGTATCGATATCTGGAACACATCCGCGTAGCGGAGCGCTCGGATAATTGTTAATCCCTATCCCTAAGTACTTGATCATTAGCGCACCAACGAGCTTTCCGAAAGCACATCGTTAAGCTCGTTGGCCGCTTTCCTAAGATTATTCTCGGTGACCAACCCCTTATCAGTCCCGTAGTTATCTCTCAGACGCTCTAGGTGCTCTTTCGCGTCGATGATATCGGTACAGCTACCAAGTATCATGTCGAGGAAAAGCTCGGACTCCGAATCCTCCATCTCATCACATGTCTTGAGCGCTTGGTCTGCTCGATCCAATACTTGAGCGACTACCGATAGGACGTCTTGAGCGACATCTACCGCCGTTTCGGTATCCTGTTGTGTCCAAGTACTACACCCGCCAAATAGAATTATTTGGCTTATAATTAACGCGGCTACCAGAACACTAGTCACTCTCACTAGGCTTAATATTGCTATTAGTTCATCTGCTTTTTTCATTTTACTTCCTTTCTGAGATAATCTCATTAACCGGGATTATCGGCTTAAATCTTTTGCGATACCATCGGTGGCGTATCTTTCCGTTCTCGAGCACTGGTCGTATCACTCGAACGAAACGCATACACCAATAGGTTTGTTTATCCGGGTTGGTCGCGGATAATGCGTTGTAGCAATAGGTTCTCGCAGTGTTGACGATACGTTTCATTGTTTCAGCTTGATGGTTCATCCCCGTACCAATCCCGGTTTGATGTCGTCCTGCAAAAACTTCTCGGTATCAACGGTAAAGCGTGTGCGCTTGATCGCGACCGATATCTGCTGTAAATCGCCGTCGCGGGAGTCCGCCACTTCTTCTATATTCCGTAAAAGCTCAGAATAAAATACGTTTTGCTTTTCAAGTATAGCTACCTTATTCTCAAGCTTTGCGATCTTCTTCTCATGGTTTAGCGATGTTTCGACTATGATTTTGATTACTCGATGTAACATTGGTCTTACCATATCCGCCACCATCTTTTTACAGCACGATTGCTGCCCTCTAACTTCGCTATTCGTTTTTCAAGTTTGGATATCCGCTCATGATTGGTTATCACGGTATCCCAAAGACTTTTGATGCTCTCATTTAGATTATTTAATGCGAGCATTAATTCTTTTCTCGCTTTACGTTCGGATTCCAAATCCTTGAATAACGCGTTGATTTTCTCATTTACGATCTTCCGCCATATCCCAATATCTACTGCTTTATTCACTACTACTTCCTTTCTCCCGGACTATGACCTGTAGGGGTTATTCTCGCTTCGACTCTAGGGTTTGCATCCGGCCAAGTTTCAAATTGAACGCGGGGTAATACGTTCCGATCATCATCCCAAAGTATTTTCGTTAGACCGTCCTCGATCACTTTGACAACATTATCCGCGTCGGGTTTGCGGCCGTTTCGGTGATATATTTCAAGATCGAGAAAGACTTGTTCGTCGGTCGGGAAAGCCTTAGCCAACTCGAAAGGCATCTTTTGCAACGCTAAACGAGCCATATAGCCAACATAGTTTTCATATACTCGAGTTTTCTTCGGCGTCACATGTTTCGTTGAATGTTCAGCGGATCTAGTTCGCTGCTTGCCTACTGTTTTTCCGGGAATGGTAAAAACCAAATACGGGATTGGCCGCTCTTCGCTCATGAGTTCAACCTCGCTTTTTCTTTTATTTTTTCTAATATATCTTTCGCGGATGACATCTCGCTACCATCCGAGTCGCGTTGTTCTCGCTCGTACCTGAGCATCGCCTCGTGAGCGCGCCTTTCGGTCTCTTCGGCATCGCGTTGGTAGACGGCGGCTCGGCTCGGTTCGGGTTTGGATTCTGGCGGATCGACCGCGTACTTTTGAAAGTTCTTCCGAAGGTTCGAAAGCGGGGGACGGTTCTTTCTCACCCAATCATCGGCTAACCATCCGTCGAAAACCTTCTCGAGTACCGCGTACGGGTCGTCGCGGTTTACCTCGAGGCACTTCGCCGTAATCGGCTCCGCGTCGCGCTGGTTGGCCTGTGCGTCGATTGGAAAACCGGTCTTCTCAATCCAACATGCGATCACCCGTTGCCAGATGAACGGTTCGTCCCGCCAGCTTGGCAACTTCGAAGGAGGTGATTCCGATTTTGGAAAATCTTCCTCGCGCGTGCGCGCACGCGTAGGCTCTTGCTCTTGTTTAGGCTTTTGCTTAGGCTCTTGCTCTTGCTCTTGAATAGGCCATGCCTTACCGCATGCCTTCGCGAAGGCTTCCGCGTAGGCTAACCCTAAGCCTTCCAGGTAGCCTAAAAGGTATTGAAATGCTTCGTTTTTTAGTTCGCACTCCGGTAAATCATCCCAAGTGTTCCCCCAACTTTTGACTACATTTATAGATTCTGGCCGATTATGAAATATGGCTTTCGGAAGCCATAGTAATCCCGCTTCCCAATTAGCCTTCGCTAAGCCTAACGCTAAGGCTTCCCGGAAGGCTTCCCGGAAGGCTTCCAGAGGCCATCCGAGTTTATCAGCTAAGCCTACCTCGCGGGCCTCGAATATTCCCGGTACGTTCCTGTTTTCGGTACACGTTAGAAGATAGAGCCACAAACCTTGACCGCACGGTGGTATCGGCGAGAGTTTGCGGAACTTCTCGTCGTTCCACATGCGGCGATAGACCTTAGAGTATCTACCCACCTAAAACCTCCGAAACGTTACGCGGCACGTTGAACCCCTTTCCCCCAAGACGTCCATCCTCGAGCTCGCGAAGTGGCGAAGAGTTCTATCTTCTTTTGGGTCGGATGCATTCGCGTGATACGACGCCTGAACTCAAGCGGTTTACGGGAATGCTTTGTTCGAAGCTCTGAATAGAACTGCCTCTCGTTTCTCGTACCGCGAGGCTGCGGAATGCGGCCGCGCTTCGCTACGTAACAATCCTCGGTCTCAGAAAGCGTGTAATATCCCGGATTGGAACGACGTTTTTCCCAAGTAAAGGCCTTCGTCGCGTATTTGTATCCCCACTCTTTGATGACTCGAATACCGTCCATCAAAATCGGCGCTGGTATCCAGATATACAGAAGGCAATCGTTATCACTTATCCGCTGTATTTCCGCCGCCATCGCACAGATTTCCTCGACCTTCATCGTCTCGTAGTGCATGACGGCGCCGCCGGTATCGACGCCTACGTCTCCCGCAAATCCAAACTGCTTTCGTCCGCGGTAGTGCCACGGCGGATCCGCATAGATGATTTGGTATTTACCTTTTGGTAGACGGATCATAGTATTTCGGCGTATTCGTTACGGGTACCAAATAAACGTTGTTCTTCGGTGGATTGGAGCCGCTTAAATCGCTTATATCGGGGTAACCTTTTACTAACGATGCGCCCGAAAATGAGATACGCTCGGTTAACAAATCGAGGATTATCCGGTATCGATTCTAGATGCTCTTTTGAAAAATAAGTCTTGACCCATCCGAGCGCGAACTCTTCGGCGGCCTTATTTTCATCGGGCATTACCTTGCGCGATTGACTCATTACTATGGACCCCATGGCGACGTAAGCGTGTCGTTGTCGTCTTCATCGTCGACGGACTGATATCCGGACCGAGGTTTGTATTCTGGCTTCTTATTATCCGGATTACTCGAGCATGCTCCCGCCGCCATGAACGGATTGCGCTTACCCGCGTACCAACACTTATCGTTTTTACATGTCTCGCAAGTATTACTCATCAAACAACCTTGTTTGTCTTGGATCTACGCTGTAGTGAGAGCGGATAGCGCGCGAGCACGCGGTAGAGCACGACGGATATTCTTCGCCGCGCACAAGTACCGAAGTCCATTCAATCGCCCACTCCGGAGTCGCATACCCGACTTCGTTTTTGCAATTCGGGTTTGCACATTTGATATTACTATTCCGATTTTGAGATTTACTTTCCATATCCGCAATACCGCTAAACTACCGGAATATAGGGGTTAAAACACTAAAGAAAGATACGTATAATAAATAGTAAGACACGATTACGATTACTCAGTTTTCCCAAGCATTAGGATCGATGCCTACAATCTTTGAAATCATCCAAGACAATCTTCTGCCTGGAAGCCGTTCCCCGTTTTCCAATCTCAAAACTATCGAATGGTCACACCCGAGAATGTCGGCGGCCTGCCTGAGACTAAGTTTTTCGCGCTTGCGCCACCGTTTTAAAGCTCTCCTACAGTCCATGTTTTACGGTGACATATGGCAACGTGTCTGTCAATCGGGAATTGAAAACGACTGCTATTTTTCCGTTACGCATTTAATTAATAGCGATGCCTAAAGAATTAACCCTGCCAGCTCGTAGATTTGCGCTCTTCGTCGACCAGGTTGTAAAGACAAAAGCACGTACGAGATTTGGCGACGAATGGACGCAAGATGCTATTTGCGATGCGGTAGACGTTTCCCGTCAATATCCCGGCAAATTACTAAGCGAGAAGTATCCGAAGAACGTTGCGATCGGAGCTGAAATAATAAATATTCTGTACAAGAAGTATAAGCTAGATCCGCACTATTTCTTTGACACCGATGTGGAAGGTGACCCTGATTTTACCGACTATTTGATTGAAGACGGAAAGCGTAGCCCGATAAGAATGATGAATATCGGGAAGGACTTTATCCGCGACTATTCCGGCAATAAGTAAAGGTAAGGATCTATACCTGTCAGTGTGGGTAGGATATTTTTTTAAAAAAATACGTTGACAATTGGCACCGTTTCGGCCCACTATTAAGTGAGGGTACGAAATGGGCAGTAAACGCAAAAAAGTAACCGACGTCGACATTAAAGAAGCCTTCGAACTTGAAGGTACTTTCGTCAAGATCGTCGGTAACCGCGTCCTACGGTTTAGTCTCGGTAAGCTCGCTCCCGAGTATCTCTTTAGCCGAGATGAAGCTGTACGGCGTATTTTATCTATTAGGGGGATGGTATGAGTGATTATCCAACAATCAAACCGCCGAGCAGCTATCCTTCGGTAGACCTGGTCGCCCAACATTCAGATCTTAAGTTTCTCAATGAGCAAATGAGAACCTATTTACAAGGCGGCTACGCCGATGCCGAGTATGAAATACCACTCGGTAAGTACGGTGATAGTGGTGTACTTATCCGCTCATCATCAATGTTTGTTGAGGGTATCGCTAAGGAGGATAACCGGTACCGCGAACTTCGGCACAGTCTTTTGTTTGATGGTTTTTGTGAAGATGGCGAGGCCGACGAAGAAGAGGTGCCAATCTCTCATGTGAGGCCGATCAGAAAACGGCGAGATGTCGACGATGAGCCGATCACGGGAATCTTTAAAAAGGGGGATAACGATGACAGTATCGCATGCGACGATAGAGCGGTTGGTTGATTTGATTACGCGCGGCGGAGTGCCAAAAACGGAAGCCTACGAACGAGCGCGTAATATCGCTCAGATAGTTCAGCTCGGCGAGCTCGATTACCGGAACATCTCGGATATGCTCAAGCCGATTCAAGGATTCCGTAATGGGATTGAGAACGACGAAATCCGCGTTCGCATTTCACAACTCGTGATGTGTCAAATCATTCGTGATGCTTCAGAGGATAAGTATCTGTTCTCAAAGGATACGGCATATCGAATGTATGCCGAGATGACTGAAGCGGAAGCAATCGATAAGTTAGATAAGATTCAACCCGCGCAACCGTGCGGAGAGAACGTCACCGTCACGACGTAAAGCGGCGGAGTGATAGCGGGACACGATTTTCCGCCGGGAGAACGACGTAAACCCAAACATTACCCAAACCGACCGATAATGCGCAAGCTAGGGCGGGTGAAAGTAGAAGTCGCGACATCCGAGAGAGATCGGTTACCAGACGGCGGGT